ACCGCGACGACGCTGGAGCATAACGCACAGGTGCCCGGCATCCTGACCACGGACCAGGATCTCACGCCGATCCAATCGGAGATGCTCCGAGAGCGCTGGCTCCAGCGTCACGGCAGCGGCGCCGGCGCGATGGAAGGGCCCGCGGTGCTCGGCCGCGGCACGACCTACCAGCAGCTCTCCCTCTCGATCCGCGATCTCGAGTTTATGAGCCTGGCCAACCTCTCGATGGAGCAGATTTTCGGCTGCTACCACGTGCCCCCGAGCAAGGCCGGCATCTCGCAGAAAGGCGGCACGCTCGAAATCACGCGCGAGGCCGCGAACACCTACGCCGAGGTCGCGCTTGTCCCTCGCCTCGATCGGATCTCGGACAAGGCCAACAACTGGCTCCTGCCTCGGCTGGGCGTCGAGGGCATCGAGCTGCGCTACGAGAGCCCGATCCGCAAGGACGTCGACTCGATCCACCGGCGCACGAGCGAGTCGCTTCGCAACGGCACGATCACAGTCAACGAGCACCGCCTGGCGAACGGCCTCGAAGAGATCACCGGCGGTGACGTGTATTACATGCCGGCCGGCGTGCGCGTCGTATCGCAGATCGAGCCGCACGATCCGTTCGCGCCGTTCGATGACCCTGCACCCGATCCGGCACCCGACGACAAGCCCGACGACGAGACGAAGCGCGCTCCCGCTCCCGCGCCCTCCCCTGTTGCCTGCGCGCTCTCCGCAGAGGCCCTAGAACTGTCCGTGTTGCGATTCCTGCGCCACCAGGAGCGACACGAGCGGACGCTGAAGAACGCCTCAGGGCGGCTGTTCTCGCGCGAGGTGAAGGCGATTATCGCCGGGATCAAGGACAAGTACGACAAGGCCGCGCCGCTGCCGATCGTTCGCGCCCTGGGCGATGAGGTCGTCGCCGACGTCCTGGCCGACTCTCGTGAGGCATGGGTCAAGGCCCTGTACGACACGACGCTCAAGAGCCTGCGCGCTGGATTCGATCTGCTCGGCGAGGATGGCGTGCCCTCGCAGTTCCTGCTCGACTGGGATCTATACCACCCGCAGGCCTTCGAGTGGGCGGAGCGGAACGCGGCCGAGAAGGTCGTCGAGATCCAGGCGACCACGCAGCGCGCACTCGCTCCGGTCATCGCCGAGGCTATCGGTGAAGGCGAGCCGGTGAACGACATCGCCAAACTCATCACCGAGACCGCGGACAAGTACAAGGGGCTGCGGGCCGAGACGATTGCACGCACCGAGACCGCGAACGCGGTCAACCACGGCAAGAGCGACCACGCGCTCGAAGCGCAGAAGGCGCTCGGCGTTCGGTACCGCAAAACGTGGAACCCGGTGCCCGGCAGCGACCGCACGCGCGAGGCGCACCGGATTGAAAACGTGGGGCCGAGCCCAACCGTGCTCATGGAACAGGTGTGGAGCATTGGAGGCGAGAGACTGCGCCGCCCGCGCGACCCCCGCGGCAGCGCGGCGAACGTCATCAACTGCCGCTGCACGATGACCCTCGAAGTCATCGAGGAGCCCGAGGACAGCGAGGACACCGAATGAGCTTTGCCACCGACTTTCAAACAGATCACCACGCAAGCGTCATCCACATCAACCGCGACGCAGGCGAGAAGCGCGCCGCGATGGCCGGGCACGTCATGCTCGGCGCAGGCGACCCGGACGACCCGCGGCAGATGCGGTTTCGAGCGAGCACGCCCGCACTCGACCGACACGGGACGATTGTACGCACCGAGGGAATCGATACAGCAAACTTCGCACGCAACCCGGTGTTCGGCTGGGGCCATGACGTCTACTCGGACAGCGATATCAAGAAGCGAATCGGCAAGGTCATCGCGTGGGAGCAGGACGCGAGTCGCTTCGATATCACGGTCCAGTTCCATCCCGAGGGCGTCAACGAGATCGCGGACGACGCGGTCACCTACCTCCGCTCTGGCTTCCTCAGCATGGTGTCGATCGGATTCTACGCCGTCGATGCCGGATGGGAGACGCTCGGCGGCGAAGAGATCTACGTCTACCGCAAGAGCGAATTGCTCGAGGTCTCGCTGGTGCACATCCCGGCGAACCCAGAGGCACAGCTGATTTCACACGCGCTCGGCAAGCACTCGCGGCGCACCTCTCCCGGCGACCACCGGCAGACTCTAGAGGTGCTCCAGAGCATGACCGCCGAGCTCGAAAGCGCGCAGCAGATGCGCGCATGGGTCAAGGAGTACGGACATGGATAAGGAACTCAAGGCAGCACTCGACAAGCTGGCCGAAGGCATCGAAGGCAAGCAGGCGGAGACGTTCGAGGAGATACAGAAGCGCCTTCTGTCTCTCGAAGAGCGTGACACCCACCCCGGCGACGAGAAGGTGCAGGACCTCGAAAAGAGCCTGAAGGACGCCGAGAAGGGGATCTCCGATCTGACCGAGGAACTGCGGCTTCTGCGGGCAGAGTGGCTCGGGATTGCGCCGCCCACGAAGGACAAGGACGCCGACGTATTCAAGGGCGTGTTCTTCGATGACGTGGACGGGGTCAAGGAGTCGCTCCAAGGCGAGACGCGCAACCTCGACGTTGGATCGTTCCTGACCACCGGCGGCACCATGCCCGCCGAGGCCATGAGTCGGTTCATCGACTTCGTCACCGACCAGAGCGCCACGCTCTCTGCCGTATCCACGGTGAAGATGAGGAACAACGTCAAGCAGCTCGACGAACTGGTGCTCACGCCTCGCCAGCTCATCGCCGACACGGAGGCCACGGCCCCCGCGGTTGCCGATGCGGTGGCGACCTCCAGGCGCACGCTGACGGCGCTCGGTGTCATCCACGCTGAGAACCTGACGCTCGACATGCTCGAAGACAATATCGAGGGTGGCGGCGCCGAGCAGCACATCGCTGAGATTTTGGCGAAGAGCCTTTCGTCCGACCTCAACGATCTGCTAATCAACGGCGACGCGACCACGGGGACGTTCCTCGCGATCAATCAGGGTCTTTGCGTTCTGGCCCTGGCCGACGCCGCGGTCACAGACCAGGCGCTCGCTGGCGCAGCCACAGGGCAGGCGGCATTCCGCCTCTGCAATGCGGCGATGCCGGCGCAGTACCAGGCCATTGGCGATCTCGGATTCATCACGAACCCGGTCCACGCTATGACCTACGCCGACGAGTTGGCCTCGCGCACAACTCAGCTCGGAGACGACGTGCTCGTCAACGGGTTCCCTGCCCTGCGATACTTCGGGCGGCGGGTCATCGTCGACGGCCACATGAACGAGACCCAGGTCGGTGTACAGAGTGATCGCAAGGTCATCTTCACGCCGCTATCGAATCTCGTTCACGGTGTGCAGCGCAGCATCACCATCGAGGGCCAGTGGCAGCCGCGAACGCGCGTGGTCGAGTACACGCTGACGGCTCGCGTCGATGCGCAGCACGCATCGGGTGCGCCCTACGTGCTCGGAGACGGGCTCATCGCCGCACTGCGCGGAGCGTAGAAAGGGGCAGCAACGGATAGGCGGAGCGTCGTATCAGCCGCGGCGCTCCGCCACGCCGGGGACACACGAGAGGGACATCATGGGCAAGAAGAAACAAGAGACGGACGAGAGCGAGAAGGTCGAGGCGCAGGCGGCCAAGACAAAGCGCGTGCAGGTCGCAATGCTGCACTACCGCCGCGGTCATCACCTCCGATATTGCGCCTCGCGCACTGGCGGAATCGCGTTCACTGACCCGGGCACCGGAGAGCAGGTCATCATGCGACCGGGCACGGTGGGCGACGTGCCCACATCAATCATCGAGTCATACCCTGACAAGTTCGTCGAGCCGGGTAGCGAAGTGGACGGCGCGCGCTGCGACGGCGTGTCGGACGAGCAGGAAGCGGCTCCAGAGACCACAAACGAGGCCAGCGAGTAGAGCACGGGACGCGGTCGGCTGCGGGGCTTGCGGGAGCCTCTCAGCCGGCCAACCGGAGGGAGTAACAATGTCAGGACTCATCCACCCCCAGCCATGGCCGATAGCCGTGGACCTGCTCGGAGTCTTTGCGCTCATCAACTGGACGCCCGCCGATGCGGTAGATGATGACCTCTATGTCGGCACGGGTCCGGACAACAAAACGGTAATTGCCGTTCGCAATGGGTCGCTCGGCGTCAGGCAGCTGCATTTCAAGATCGATGAATCTACAGACGACGCGACCACAGATCCATACGTGAGGGAGACCTACAGGATACAGGATGCGATCACCGGCCACGCGGTGGGCGATGTCATCGCGCCAGACAGTGGCCGAGTCCAGCCGTCTACATCCGGGGCGGCCATGCTGTTCTCGGTTGGCGCCGGTGCCAGCGGCATTTTCACTGTGCCTCAGGCCGCACGATGGTCGATCAAGAACGGAGTACGCGCCTATGCGCGCGACGGCGAGTTCGCGACCGTAACGTGGAACGTCGTCGCCGATTGCGACTTCGCGGTGATGGCCCTCCCGATTCAAGGCCGCCACTTCGACAACGCGGCGCCTCACATTCAGCAACAGCTATTCAAGCAGGTCTAAGGAGGCGACATGGCGACCCACGCACTACAACGATGGCCGAAGAGCGGCGACATCGCTGACCTGACGTTCGCGGCGATCACAGACGCAGACACATGCCTCGGATGGACGAAGCCCGATCCGAAGCTCGGGCTCCTCATCAAGAACCCGACCGGCGGCCCGCTCTCGTGCTCAATCGCCGTGCAGAACGATCGCGCGAAAAACCAGGCGCAGGGATTTCTCGATGCCCAGCCGTTCGCTCTGACGATCGCGGCGGGCACGACTGTCATGGTCAAGCCCGACTGGTACAGCTACGCGAGCGGCGCGGCCGACATGACCTTCGGGACGGGCAACGTCGGGCTCCAAGTGGCGAACGTGAACTGCCCGTTCGATGCCTACACCTACGGGACGGCAGCCGCTGCGCCGTGGACGAGGCAGCTATGAGCGTACTGACCCCGACCGAACTCGGCACCCACCTAGACATGGATGGCGGCGAGATCGCGGCAGCGACCGTGCAGCTCCAGCGCGCGATCGACACCGCGGAACTAACCGTCGCCCAGGAGCTCGGGACGCTGAAGCTGGAGCGCCTGGCCGTGGTCGACGAGGACATCACGATCCGCACCGACCGCAAGTCAATCGAGCTGACGAACGGACTGCTCCAGGCGATTACCTCGCTCACGCTCGACGGCAAGACCATCGACCTCGCCAACATCAGCACCGGTCTCTGGCTCGTGCAGTACAGCGAAGGGTTCCGCCGCGGTGGCGTCGTGGTGCTCAATTACAACGCCGGCTATCTGGACTCGACCGAGATGCCCGACGCGATGGTGCGCGGCATTCTGGAACTGGCCGAGTTCATGTACAAGGGCAATCACAAGGGCCGCCGCAAGACATCAGAGCGCATCGGGGACTACGCCGTCACCTACAAGTCTGACGGCAGCGGGCTGGATGCGCCAGAAGCGGTCAAGAGCCTGCTGCGGCGTTTCAAGAGAGCGCGGCTGTGAGCATCGACCACCTCCTAAACCGGACGTGCTCAATCAGCAGCACGGCTCGCGGGGCAGCGGACGGCTACGGCGGATTCGCGGAGGCCGCCCCGGTGGCAGTGGCCGCTAACTGCCGGCTCTCGCCGCTCTCTGCGCGTGAGCGCGACCAGCTCGGGCGGCGCGACATCGAGGCGACGTTCGCGCTCTACCTGAACGCAGCGACCTCGATCGAGCGCGGCGACACGGTGACGCTCACAGACGGCCAGGAGCCCTCTGCCGTGTTCGAGGTCGAGGAGGTGCACGAACCATCCGTGCTCGGCCATCACAAGCGAGCGGCGCTCTCTGGACCGCAGGGGGACACGGAATGAGCGAGGACCGCAAATGGCGCAAGAAATATCTCGCACAACTGGCACGCCAGTTCGAGGGGACCTTCGAGGCGATCGGCGCGCACGTCGAAGAGCAAGCGGTGAAGTTGATTTCACGCGACCAGGCGTTCAAACGCAGCAAGAGCGGGACGATGCGCGGGCTCTCGCCAGCGAAGACGGGGCAACCGCCGAAGGTTCTGACGGGTCGGCTGCGGCAGAGCTTGGCGCACCTGACCGGTAGGCGCGGGCAGACGGCGTTTGTGCGGGTCGGGACGAATGTGGTCTACGGCCGAGTTCACGAGGAGGGCTCGCACCCGTATCTCGTGCCGGCGCTCAAAGCGAGCCGCTCTCACATCGGGCGGATCCTCGGGCAGACCGGGAAGCGGGGCATGCGATGAGCATCGCATCGACCTCCGCGATCTACGTGCACCTCAGCGCCGATGCAAGCGTGACGACATTGCTCGGCTCCTACGGCGGTGGTCCCGCGATATTCACGGCGCAGGTGCCGCAGGACGCACCCGACACCTACGTCTACATCCCGCCGCCCTACGCGGCGCAGGACGCATCGAGCAAGACGACCGACCAGAACTCCCGCACCGAGTGGCGAGAGGTCATGTGCGTCGTCAAGCGCTCGCTCAGCGTCGTCACCGTAGAGGCACTGGCCAACGCGGTACGCCTATCGCTACACCGCGCGGCGCTTACTCCCGTGGGCCCCGTGTCCTTCGAGGCAGTGGAGTGCGCCGGCGGTGTCGGCGCCGATCGAGATCAATTCTTTGCGCGGGGGCTCGACGTTCGAGTCACCTGCCGCGAATAGGAGGGAAGCAAGATGAACGGAACCAGTGTCCTACTCACAGCAGAGACCGCCACGCCGGGTGTGTACGTGGCAATCGGCAGCCAGCGCGATGTCACCATCAACGAGAGCACCGCAGTCATCGACGAGTCCAGCAAGGATCTGGCCGACTTCGTCGGCAGCGCAGGCCGGCGCACGGTGACAATCGACTGCGGCGCGCTCTATGTGCCCGCCGATGCGGCCTACGTGCTACTCCGCGATGCGCGCCGGGCGGGGACTCTGATCCGAGTGGAGTATTCCGAGGCGGGGAGCGACGTTGAGAATATCGACTGCATCGTCACGAGCATCTCGCGCAGCGCACCCGACCAGGGCGAGGCCGTTGTCTCGATCTCGCTCCAGGGCAGCGGCGCATGGGCAGCGGCAGCCTGATGCAGCCGAATCAAGCGCGCGGTGAATCGGTCGTCAGCATCGACGGCGAGGATCGGATCATTCGCATGGACCTCAACGCTCAGGCCCGCATCGTCGCGGCTCTGGACGTTGAGGCCATCGAGGCCATCCCTGACCTACTCCGGCAGCTAGATCCGAAGACGATGGCCACGATGATCTCATGCTCGCTCGTCGAGGCCGATCTCTCGGTCGACGAGATCATGGGCGCGCACATGCCCATTGCGTCAGCGATGGACGGCCTCATCACCGCGTGCAACCTGGCGTTCTGGGGGTCGCCCGATGGCCCCCCTCGGACACCGGAGGAGGAGGGGGAGACATAGAGGGCGAGGAATACGAGCCGTGGGACTTCGGCAAGACGAGGTCCCTGGCTCGGGTCTCGCTCGGCATCACCGCGGACGAATACTGGGCGCTAACCCCGCACGAGTTCAATGAGCTGATGCGGGCGTATTTCAAGAGCGAGGAGGGCAGAGCGCGCGACATGAGGGCGACGGCATGGATGACGGGTCTATGTGCACGAGCGGCCAAGCTGCCCTCATGGGACGAGTTCGTCGTGCGAGCTGGCAAGCCGATCGAAGTGAGCAGCGAGCAGATGGCGGAGCACCGGGCGCACTGGGAAGAGATGACCGCAGGGCGCAACCGTATCGAGGTGGACGATGTCCGGGAGTAAAGTAGGCGAAGCCTATGTAGAGATTTCAGGCCGGCTCGACAAGCTGGAGGGCGATCTCAAGCGGGCATCGAAGAAGGCGAACACCGCTACAAAGAAGATGAGCCGCGGTTTCAAGCGCGTCGCCTCTGCGGTCACTTCTGTACGCTCCGCGATTGGTGGCATGGCAGCAGCACTCGCGGCCTACAAGATCACAGCGGCGATCAAGAACAACCTCGACTTTCTTGACTCGCTGGACAAGACCTCGAAGCGGATCGGTATAACGACCGCGTTCCTCCAGGAAGCAAAGTTTGCGGCAGCGCAGAGCGGAGTCAAGTTTGAGACGCTGGCGATGGCGATGCAGCGGTTCACTCGCCGCAGCGCAGAGGCCGCAAAGGGCACGGGCGAGGCGAAGAATGCGCTAGCAGAGTTGGGAATCCAGCTCACGGATGCCTCAGGCAATATTCGTTCGACTGAGATGTTGTTCCGTGATGCGATGACGGCGCTGTCTCTCATCAAGGATCCGGCTGACAAGCTGCGCCTCGCCTTCAAGCTCTTCGACTCAGAAGGCGCGTCACTCGTCCAGATGACGAGCAACTTTTCCAACCTCACAGACAAGATGAAGGAATCCGGCGACGTCGTCAGAAATACGACCATCGTCGACGCGGTAAACGCTAAAGACAAACTTGACGCTCTGTCGACGACGATCACGGCAAGGCTCTCACGCGCGCTCGTCGATCTGTCTCCTTTGCTCATCGTTTCGGCGGAGGCCCTGGCTGAAGTCGCGAGGCGGGCGGGCGTCGCGTGGGCTCGGCTGAGCGACCTGTTCAATCTTGATCCGAAGAACCTTGAGGCTGCCAGGGTTCGCCAGGACGAACTCCACAAGTCGATGGACCGCCTTCACGTCATACGCATGGCTCAGGAGAAGCTCCTCAAATCTGGAGACAGGCTCACCGAGCGGCGGAGACACGTCGCGAAGCGCACGCTGGCCGCGACTATGAAGCAACTCCAGATCGAGCGAGAGGAGTTGGCGGTAATTGATGCCCGCATCGAGAAGCTCACGACGCTAAGCCGCGTTGAAGATAAGGGCGGAACGACGTCGAGCGATGAGATCAGAGCCCAGCAAGAGAAGAATGCAGCGCTTCGCGATCAGGAGAACATCGAGAAGGACAGCGCGAAGGCCCGCAAGGCGAGATATCGCGAGCAGGTCGATTCTGAGAAGCTGATCCGGCAGCTCAAGAAGGACGGTGCAGCGGAGAGCGCGCGCGAATTCTCGGAGATGGTCGCAGAGCAACA